TCTTCCGGCAGGTCGTAGCCGCCCGAATAGGTGACCGCCACCGTGTCTGTCCACGCGCCGTCGACCCACAGACGGCCGGTCGCCGGATCCAAGTCATAGTCCTCCCCGGTCGCGCCCAAGACTGAGACACCGGAGATCGCAACCACCGGATAGAGTGACAGCGTCAGGGCAACGCGCATCGGCGGCGCCTCGCCGCGGTCGAACGTGAACGTCTCCATCGCGTCGGCGCGCCCGAAACGCCGGTCGCAATACTCCGCAATAATGCGTGACTGGAACGTGATGGCGGCCTGCAGCTCAGCGTCCTCGGTCGTGCCGGTGATACCGAGCGCCAGCTTCAGGTCGTCAAGGCTGATCAGGTCGGGGCCAGCACTCTCGGGCGCTTCCTCGATGATCTCAAAGACCGAATGCATGTTACTTGAACCTGACCGGCTCGGCCGTGCGCTTGTCATCGGCGCGATAATCACGGCCGTCGTTGCCGCGCTTGACGGCCAGGCGCCAGTCATCCGACTTGCCCGGCTTGGCCGCGGTGTCGACCTGAGCGATAAAGAATGAACCGCCAAGCGTTACGCCATCGCCGCGGCTGTAGGTGATGTCCTCTTTCCAGACGCCGGCATCGAGCACGATCGCCGTTTTCATTTCATGCAGCACAACACCATCAACGGACCAACGCAGCGTTCTCCCGCTGTCCGGCGACATCAATGATGCAGTTTTCAGTGTGGCGCCGACTTGCTGCTCGATATATTCCCGCAAGAGCGGCAGGTCGGCAGCGTTGCGGCCAGACTCGCCTTTGGCCCCTTGTGGCCCCGGCATCCGCGCCAGAGCGCGCACCTCGGCGAGGCATTGCTGGCTGAGCGCCAGACAGACACCGATGGCATCGGCCAGCGTTTGCGGTTTATCTGGCATGCATAATCCACCGGATGCTAGATTGATAGGCCCATACCCGATGACTCGAGCATGACCATGATTCCGGCGGCGTTGGCTTGACGCCTAATGCCATCGGAATTGATGAACACCGACAACAACATTGCGCTGCGTTGCACCCATACCAATTCGGTGCCTTGATAAATTTGGACCGCTTCCTCGGTGCCGAAATAAACGGTATCGGCGTCGTTGAGTAACGGCATTTATTTTATTATGACGTAAAGCGTATTCGGGTCGGGCGGACTAAGCGCGTTGTATTCTGCTTTTGTGAGTGCCACAAAGGACGGCACCCATCCCAAGCTCCTGCGGCTATAAGCGACGCCATCATTGGGCGCTTCTCCGACCGGTGAATTAACGCCCGCGGTCTCGCGCGAGATGATCACCCGCGCGGCGGTCAGCGCGCTCGCGCCGGACAGCCACGTGACCGGCAGCGTCACATAGGTGCTGTTGTCGATGAATGCCGCGGTTAGCTTGTAGAGTTGCCACTTGGTCGGCGCGTCCTTGTCCTGGATGTAGAACGTGTCGCCGATATGGACGCGCTGCAGAAAGTAATTCTTGAGATTGATCGCATTGACGTCGTTGGTGACGTAGTTGAGATAGATCGCAGTGGCGAGATTTTGCGTCGTATTGTTGAACCGGATTCCGCCCGCAGCCGGCGGCGGCGTCGTCGTTACGTTGAACATATAGTTCTGCACAGCGCCGTAGAGCGAGCCGTCGATGCCATCCGCGCCGGCCGCGCCTTGCGGCCCGGTGGGTCCGGTCGGCCCGGTCGGCCCCTGCGGCCCGGTTGGTCCGCTGTTGCCCTGTATTCCCTGCGGGCCTTGTGGTCCCGGCACCGTGCTGGCGGCGCCGGGCGGTCCCTGAATTCCCTCCGGTCCTTCCGGTCCTTCAGGCCCGCGCGGTCCCTGCGGTCCCGCTGGCCCTTGCGGCCCCGGCGGCCCTTGCGTGCCTTCACCGTCGCCGTCACCTGTGCCACCGCCGCCAACGAGGACAACGCCGCCACCCTTGACCTCTTGCCAGCCGGCGTTGCGCCGTCCGTAGAGCTTGCCGTCTTGCGGCGCCTCGGTCACCACCGGCTTGCGCTTGTTGCGCAGACGACCGTTCTCATCGAGGGTCAGATCTTCGCTGCCGGCCAGCGTCCTGTTGTCAGACCAGACCGCGACTTGGTCGGCGCGGCCCTCGCCGTCCACGACGGCTTTAAACCGGACCTGTTCGTTCATGCCCGCTTCGCGGCAACGACGCGGCCGGGCGTGAGCACGCTGCCGTCCGACAGGGTCAGCATCAATTCGCCGTCCCGGTTGATTGAGGCGGCGGTCACCGAAACACCGTCGCGCCCCGGCGGGCCGACGTCACCCCTGATGCCGATACCATCGGCGCCGCGTTCGCCCTGCAATCCTTTTTCGCCTTGTGGACCGATCACGTGGCCGAGCCGTTCGCTGGTGCCGTCCGAATAGGAAACTGCCAACTCGCCGGCGCGCGTGATCACCGTGGCGGTCAGGTGGCGCGACACCGCTTCACACAGAACTGCTTCCGGAATAGACGGAACGACACTGGGCGGCGGCAGCTCCGCAAGCAAGCGAGTTGCGGCCTTGAGCTGCTCGCCGAGATCAGCCGACATGGGCTGTTCCTCAAGCGCCGCGATACGCGTGGCGAATGCACCAAGTTCGGCCTCGACGTATACCTTCACGGCTTCAAAGCCGCGGTCAAATGCGGTTTGTAGATCCATCACGCGGCCCTCGCGAACAGATCGGCAATTCGGTCTAAATTAATGGACTTGGCTTCATCGGCTGCGTCCCCTGCTGGCCCTCCTGGCACTGGCGGCGGCAGTGCCGGCGTGTTCGGCGCAAACGGATCGGCCTGCGCGTCGCGCTTGGCTAGAGCCTCAAGGCTAAAGTCCTGCTGTTGAAGCATCGGGCTGTCGCCGCCCTTCTTGGGCACAAGATCGAGTTTCTTGCGCTGTTCGTTTGGCGAAAGAATACCGGCGGATTTTTGCAGCACATCCATCTGGGTTACGCTGTCCATGCGCAACAGCGTATCGGTATCGAACTCGGTGCCGAGACCTTCGCCCCAGCCGATGCCGAGCCCGTGGTCGAGCAGCTCCTCGATCTCCTCGATGTGTGACTGCAGCGCCTGCGAATAGTATTCGACGTTGAGCGCCTGCACGTTGTTGTAGCTCGGCAGCGCGCCGACGCCGACCTTGTAGGGCGGCACGTGATAGACGCTGCAGACGACCTCGGCGGACCATTTCAGGTTCTCGATCATCTGCACCTCGACGTGCGTCATCGGCAGCTTCTCGTATTTCATGCCACCGGACATCACGGCGACACGGCCGAGATTGGCCCTGGAAAACCGCCCTTCCCATTGTTCCTTGATGCGCTGTTCCTGTACTTCGCTGATCTCGCCCGGCGCGGTGAGCAGACCGCCCGGCGTCGAGTTATTCTCGAACAGCAGTGCGGATGCCTTCTGCGCATTGAGGCCGAGCATCGAGGCGAGGCCAGAGGCGAAGATCGGCGGTGTGCCGCATAGCGGATGGAACAGGCAGTTCATCCGGTCGTGGATGATCTCGCGCGCCGGCACCACGATGGCGTCGTCAATGCCGACCAGGTTGTCGTCATAGAGCCGATAGAACACACTGCCGTCATCCGCCACCAGCGGATGCACCCGCGTCGGATCGAGCACGTGCAGTGCGACCACGACGTTGCGCTGGTCGCGCACCTTGAGCACGTAGGTATTGCCGCGCGAGAGCTTGGAGAGCAGCCAGCATTCCCAGAACTGGTTGCGCGTTTGATAAAGGTTTGGCCGGCGCAGCACCGGGCTGAATGCCGGATTGGTCGTCTCGGACCAGATGTCGTTGGCGTCCTTCTCGGACAGTTTGAGACGCAGTTTGGCGATGTCGCGCGCGATCAGCGTCTTGCAGGCGAAGTCCGCATGGAACGACGTTGCGGTGTCTACATTGATCTCCATGTTGCGCTGCCACGCGCCGGTGAACGGCTCGCGAATGATTGGCCACCACCCGCCGCTGGTCGAGGACCAAGCCTGCGGACCCGGCGCTGCCTTGGTGCGAGTGATCTCGAGCCCGAACAGACGCACCGGCGTCAGTCCTCGGCTTTCACGTCGCGCCGCCTGTAGCGCGCACTGCGCTTGCCTTCCGGTTCCGGTTCCGGTTCTGGCTCGGGCTCCGGTTCGCCGCGATCCGGCTGTTTCGCCATCGGCTTGACCGCGTGCGTGAGTAGGTCGATGTCCTTTTCCTCGACGACGAATGTCTCGCCCATCTCGACGTTGCGACCGTTGTAATAAAACCGCTCCAGCGCAACCAGTTTTGGCATCGGCATCCTCCAAATGAGAAAGCAGAACGGCCCGGACTGCTCCGGGCCGCTGCACCAGTTGCGTTAGGCATATTTTGCGCCCGAGATGTACTGCACCGCGGCTGCGCGCCGCTTCAGCCAGTTGCAATAACGCTCGGCGCGGATCAGTGCCAAGTTATGTTGGAAAGCGCTGACCGTGACGGTGGTCGCGGTCGCCGGATTGTCCGGCGCGCTGTCCATCTGCACCGACGCCTCGCGGGAGATGTCGATCGTGACGTTGCCATCGTCCGCAAGAAACACTTCGTCGGGTTTCAGGAAGATGATGTTGTCGCCGTTCGCCGCCACATCGCCGGTCGGATCGACGTTGCCCGAGACGATCACTTGATAGCCCTGCACGGTGCCGCCGGTCGCAGACACGTTCGGGAACAGCGGCTGGCCGAGCGAGTTCAGCATCATGCCGAGACTGCGCGCGATCCGGGTGCTCATGACGATGGCGAGGTTGCTGGTGTCGATCCGTGCCGCATCGAACAGGGCGAGCGTCGTGTTGAGGTCGGCCGCAAAGTTCGAGTAAGCCGTCCCGGTTGCCGCTGTCGGTGTGACACCGTTGGTAATTGACGCAGGCGACACGCCTGCCACCGCCGCCTTTTCCGGATCGATGAAGTCGTGATCCATCAGCATGACGATCGCGTTAGCGAGTTCATCACGCACCATGGCTTCCGCCGCGGGGCTGCTGAACCTCACGATTTCGTCCGTCAGGGCGACTATGCCAGCAATTTTATAATAGCCGAGCGATACCGTATCGAGAGCGAACGCGGAGAGCGGCTTCGGCGCGGCCTCGCCAACCCAACTGACCGACGCGACGCTCGTTGACCTCGGCACCTTGATGTTGAACGGCACCCGACGCAGCCCCTGGATGCGGCCAACGATCGTGCGGTGCCAGAGATACTCGATCATCTCCGACGCCATGTAGTTTGGCAGCACCAGCGTCGCGAGTGTCGTACTGGAGCCAACCGCCACCGCCGCCTTCAGCGCAAGCTCGATCTCGGGATGGTCCGGCCAACGCTGCCGGGCGATCTCATGCGCCGGCACCATCTCCTTGAACGAGACGGCTTTCGCAATCGCCAGCCGCGCGAACGCGATGCCCGGCGGCAGTTTCGGCTGCGAGACGACGATCGATGAGCGCGCCGCAGCGCCCTCGCTCGTGGTGCCGGCCTTGACCACCGGCTTGGCGCCGTTCGCCTGCGCCTTCTCAATCGCGCGCAGGCGGACAAGATCCTTGTCGATCGCCTCAACCTCGGCACTGAGATTGTCGAACTCGTCCTGCTCGGCGGTATCACTGGTGCGATTTTCGTCGAGCGACTTCTGCATAACCGCTTCCATGCGGGTTGCGGATGCCATGCGTTTCGCTTCAAGCGCCGTAATCTGCTCAGCTATCGTCTTCATTTTGTCCTCCAGGACATTTTGAGATCGTCCGGAGGCGCCCGGCGGGTTGAGGTGCACAACACAGCCAGCCTGTTGGCCTGACGCGGCCCGCTGCGCTGTGTCGATCGAACGAATCGTGGTGATGGTCGCGGTGCTGTTCGCCGGAATGGTCACGGCGGACAATTCCATCCAATCCCATTTCTTGAAGCGCACGCCCTTGGTCTCGGGAATGAACTCATGCTCGATCGGCTTGAACCCGATCGACAGCCCTGGGACCAACCCGGCTTTAATCAGCGACCAGGCGCGGTCGATCTCAGCGGTAACGCCCTTGGCAATCTGCGCAACGATCTCGATGCCGGCCTTGGTGACCTTGGCATGCGTGACCTTGCCGATCGGCTCGTCGCTGCGATGCTGCCACAGCAGGGCGATCGGCAATTTGAACTGCGCGCCCATGGGCTCGACCACATCCTGCAGCCGATCCGGCGCCGGCGTCGTCGCCAT